TCTTAAAAGAACAAACAGGTCTTACAACAAAAGAAATTAGAATGTCAATGAAACCTTATAAAGATATTTATAAAGTTGAAAAAATGAATTTTTATAATGAAGATTAATGGCTGATGGTTACCCAATATATATGGTTGAATTGGTTGTTATACCAATTTTAAATAAACGAAGACCTAATTGGGGTTATGTTGAACAACGAGCATTTATTGAAAGGTTAGTAATTGATTTTGAAAATCTTACTCCTTCTGATGATAAAATAAAAAAACTTGCTAATAAAATATTAGATAATGAAGATAAAAATAGGTGATAAAATTTACGATGCTAAAGATGAACCAATAATGGTAATTCTTGAAGGTAATGATAAAGAAAACATAAAAAAGATGCATCCAATGGCAACTAAATACTGTTCATTTCCAGAAGAATTCTCTTCTGATCAAATAAAAGAGTTTATGAAAACCTAATTCTTCGTATTTATAATAAATAATAAAATTATGCCAAGACCTAAGAGAAAAAAACTTAAATTCGATGAACAAAGCGTAAATGAATTGCTTCAAGAGTGTTATAATGATTCACATAACATTAAAGCAAAGATTTCTCGTTTATTCACAAAATGGGAACAACAAGTTAAAGAAGGTGGTGAAATACAAGCATTAGGTGAAACAATTACAAAATTAATTGTTGCCGAAGCAAAAGTTTATGATCAAAAATTAATTCTTCTACGTTACTTGAAAGAAGTTGTATTTGCTAAAGAATCAAAGAGCGAAAGTGATGGAAAGAAACAAGTGGTAAGTAGTGAAGAAAGAAACAAACTAATCAAACAAGTAACCGAAGGGGTACGAAAAGCTAATTAATAATGGGTTTAATTGATGAAAAGCAAGATGTTTTTACACAGATCGGTGCACTTACTTCAATAGCGGGTGACGTAGAACTGCCTGATCCTACCAATTCATTATCATCAATAAACAACACCAAAGAAATCGTACCATTCCTTCTTGATATGCTGACCGTTCTGGTGGGTAGCCAAGCACTACAGACAACTTTAGGAGAGGTAATGACTACTTACATCAGATCAGTAGAACCTACGCTTAAAACGGCTTTAAAAACGCAATTCAGTGACTTTAATACAAACCAATCATTACCTGCATCGTTTACTGGTACAGGGTTTAATTTCTCAATGAAAAAACTTGATTCTTTTGAAAAATTAAGAATAGACCCTGCTTCTCAAACAGGCAGTTTATTATATAATAATAATGTTAATGATTTTGATCAAAAATTATATAGTGCGTTGAACGCTCCGGGAACGGACATAACATTCAACAATATCACTTTCAATTATGATGATGTTTTAGATACTGTTAATATAAAAGCAGCAAACCCAACTCAAACTATTGGTGAGTTTACAGAAGAATATATTGATGGATTAACAATAATTGATGAAAAATCTTTTGTTTCAAATTTCATTAATCTTCTTTTTGGTACTATTACTACAAATGAAAATAAATCATTAAGTACCATTATCAATGAACAAAAATTGAATGTAACAATCCAAAAAATTGTTGATGAAGAAGAAGATATTACTATTACTGATGATGAATTAAGTGATATTGAACAAACAGCAGAAGATAAAAAAAATGGTATTGAATATTATGATGTTGGTTGTGGTTTAATTGAAAATAAAGTAACATTAGAAAATTTAACTGGTTTAATTACTGGAACAACAGGAAATACTGATCCACGTACAGTGGGTTTGGCATATCTGAATACCCTAACCGAAGGTTTTGAGGATTCATCAGATGAAAACACAATTGCTTCTGATACAGCAACAGAAAATCAAAATGCGATTAGAGACGGATTTTTTAAAAGAATTATAAATGCAATAGTAAATATGTTGGTGAATGCAATTACTTCACCACCGCAAATAAGAGCATTAATTGGTATGTTTTCTGGTTTTAAAAATAACGGTATTCCACAATTAAACAACCCTATTGATGATATACAAAATAATAAAAATTTAATTGATTGTCTTTCAAAAAGTGCAAGAAATACTATAAATGAATTTCTATTTGATTTAGTAAAAAAAGAATTGATAAAACTGATTGTACCAATTAGTAAAATAATACTAAAAGAAAAAATCAATCAGTATTTAGGAATAATACAAAGTTTAATAAGAATAATATGATAACAGATCAAAAAGTAAACGCAAAATATGTTGGTGCTTATATTATAGGCGACACATTTGAAACCTCTGTTCAATTTGCCACAACACACAAACCAAATTGGTTTAGAAGATTTTGCATGTGGGCATTTTTAGGTTGGGGTTGGAAAAGTATTGAAGAAATAAAAGCATATAGAAATAAATAATGGCAATTAATTTTACAAATATTGAATCTATAATTGAAGGATTTCAAAAAATTCTTTCAATACAAACGGTTGGTTCACCAACAAAAGTACCAAGTCCGTTGATATTGTTAGGTTCACCATTACGTGCTGGTTTATCTCCAACAAAAATTGCAAGTAGAATAATCTCACGTAAAAGTGAAGCAGGTTTACCTGTTGGTGCATTACCATCAGGTGGTGTTGCACCCGATGAATTAATGGAAAGAATTAGAATTGAAGAAATAATAAAAGGTTTACAACAAGATGCGTTGATTACGGTTGTGATGCCACCCGGAACTGCTCTCACAGCAGCAGGTGCTTCACCAGCAGGACCAGTAACAGTTTTTGGGTCAACCATCACATTAACAACAGGTTATGGAATCATACAGTAAAATGACAGAAACTGAATTGCTTCATCAAATAGAAGATTGTAAAAAGTGGCATGAAGCTATAAAAAAAGAAGCTATTCAATATACTCTTCAAATTGAAGAATTGGAAAAACAATATAATAATAAATTAATTGATTTAGAAAATATTGAAAAAAAATACGTTGATTTAATGAAAGAATTAACTGATAGAGAATAATGGCATTTGAAAAAAAATATCTACAGGAATCTGATCCATATAAAAAAGCCTATCCCAATAAACAACAGGCAATAAGAAATATTTATTGGGCAGAGGTTATTTCTATTAAGGATGATACTGATGGTGGGAGAATTAGAGTTAGAATTCCTGATTTGGATAAAAAAATACCTAATTCAAAATTACCATTTACATATCCAATGGAACCAAAATTTTTTCATGTTTACCCAAAAGTTGGAGAAGTTGTAAGAGTTTTTATTGAAGATTTAGAATATCCACAAAGAAGTCGTTTTTGGTTAGGACCGATCATATCTCAATTACAAAAAATTAATTTTGATCCAATATTTACTGCTCTTTCAACAACAAATATAAATTTTACTTCACCAGAACCAGCAATTTCATCATATCCAGATGCAAAAGGTGTTTTTCCAAATAAAGAAGATATTGCTGTACTTGGTAGAAATAATGCCGACATGATTTTAAGAGAAAGAGACGTTGAAATTCGTGCAGGTCAGCATGAAAATAATGATCCTCTTACATTAAATAAGAAAAACCCATCATCTATTCGTGGTACATATGACATTACTGGTGAAACAACCATAAGTTCAACAGTATTGATGGGTGATAAAATTGCTTTAATATCTCATGATGGTATACCTAAATTTAAAGCAGTTGAAATTGATCAAAATGAAAGACAAAGAATTTTTTCACAAGGGCATCCTCTTGGACGTGGTGATGTTATAGTACAAGCACTTGAATTGATCAGAGACGTACTTATAAATGATCACTCCCATCCATACCCAAATCTACCTGCCGATAAATCAGGTAAGGTTTTAGAACTCGAAAAAATAGATTTTACACAAATCTTACAGAAAAATATAGTAATAAACTAAATATAAATTTTTTGATATGGAAAAAAAACTATTTGAATATGAACCACTAAGAAGAAATAGGTTTGTAGTAACTTTTACAGATGGGATTGAGGTTGAACCTTGGAGAATTAATAAAGTAAGAAGAAGATTTAATGATATAGGGAGTGTTGCAAGAAAATGGTATTCATTTGATATTGTTGAAACTGTTGCACATGAAAGTTTTTTAAACAAAGATTTAAATCGTCTTGAAGTTTCTTTTAAGATAGAATATCTCGACCCAACAAACGTTGTGGTTAAAACAGATGTTGGAAAAGGTAGAATACAATCACAAACCATGAGTGATCTTAATATGGAAGATGATGGTCTTATTTATTCAACAATTGAAGTTTTAGTTGACAACGACTAAAATTTTTTATAATTTCGTGCATGAGCATACCAGATGTACCAATTGAACTTTTTACAGCATTCAATAAGGTAAAATATTATGATGAACCCCACAAATATTTTGTTGGAGACAGACAACTTATATCTGTAACAACTCTCATTGGTAAATTCACGGAAGATTTTGATGAAGAATATTGGTCAGACCGAAAAGGTCATGAATATAACATTCATAAAGAAGAAATGAAACATCTTTGGAAATACATCAATAAAGTTGGTGTAACCAGAGGTTCTATTATTCATGATTATGCTGAAAACCTATTTAACAATAAAATTTTTCCATATCCTATTGAAAGAATTGAAAAAGAATTTGGTTGTGATCCAATATTAGACACATATCTTAGATCAAAAAAACATGTAGATACTTTTTATAGAAAATCACAAGGTAAATTAATTCCAATAAAACTTGAATTGGTGGTATATGATGAAGAATTTGGAATTGGTGGGATGGTTGATTTATTATTTTATAATGTAAGAGCAGGTGAATTTCAAATTTGGGATTGGAAAACCAATAAAGAATTTTCGGGTTGGAATCCAGAAACTAAGACAAATAATTTAGAAGAAGGTAAAGCAAATTTTACAGGACCGCTTGGTTTATTAAAAGATAATGACCTAAATCATTATTCACTTCAAGTAGATATGTATAAATATATTATAGAAAAAAATACTGGTCTTAAACTTGGACAATCACATTTGATTTGGGTATCTCACAATCAGCCAAGGTTTTACACAATACCAACAGTGAATCGAATGTCTTATGTAAAAAAAATGATTGAACTTTATTGTAACTAATGATTATTTTTTTCGTATATTTAAGTAGACAAAAACATAAAAATTATGATATTAGGAAAACATAGATATTTCACGCATCATTATAAAGGATATTGGGAATCAAAATCCAAATGTTATGTAGATATTTTTCAATTGGAAGAACCCACTGAGCATGGTCATGATACCATAGTACTATTATCTGCATTGCAAGATAATGAGGGAACTTCTATAACAAATGCATCAGAAATTATCGCAACTGATCTTGTTTTACAATATGGGTTAAACATACCTTCAACATTATTTATTGAAACATATCCATATTATGATAATAATGATCTTGTCGCTATTTTTTACAAGTATGATCCAACTCAAAGAAAATTTCATTCACCACAATGGAAATCTTTAAAGAAATTTGATGAAGATTATGTTGATTTTATTCAAAAAAATAAATCAGAAGTACCTTTAGAAAGAGCATAATGAAAAAACATAAAAAGGGAAAAAAAATTAAAACACACTTTGCTACAGTAGAACGTGGTAATGAAAATACATCGTTCGATGAATGGAGCACAACATTATGTGGTTTGGAGTATACAGAAAATGTGACCAATAGAATTGAAGAGGTCACATGTAAAAAATGTTTAAGAGCATTCCCTAAATATAATACTCAAATGAAACATATTTCTGAAAATTGGAGTGATTACTTTTAAATAAAAAAGGGTCTTTCGACCCTTTATATTTTTATAGGTTAAGGATGCAACGCCAAGGCTGGATGGTTAAAGTTACCATCTGTAATGCATCAGAATCCATATTATTCTCACCAAAGTTAATTGATGTGATCATACATTGTTCCAAAAACCATTTTTCTACTTCAACACCTGTTGGATCAAGTCCTTTAAGAAGAATATTTTTCTTATAACCTGCTGCGTAACCCATACGTCCTGTTAATGATTCGGCATGTAAACGCACCCATTCCATTAATTGCTGTGATGTAGAAGGACCGATAGTGTCAATGAATGTAATGTCCATTGTTTCCCAACGGTATTGTCCTGCAACATAGTTTCTTTCATTTATAAATGGAATTTCAACTGAATTTATAGTCATTGAAGGTCTTTTAAATGTTTGTACTTTCCACACTTCTATGCCAAGTTCATCAGCAAATTCAGCGAAAAATCTATTCTCTCTTTTTGGTTCGTAATCAAAAGGTATACCACGAATTAATTCTGCCATTTTTTCTCTTATTTTAAATTTATATAATTATTAAAAACCAAACTTAACTTCTTCATCATCAAATCTGGTGTATCTATTTACTTTTTTTTTACAGGAAGTTTACCTGTTCTTGCATATTCCCTCTGTTCTCTTTTACTTAATTCAGAAGGTTTTTTATGCTCAATATATTCTTGTGTGTTTTCAGGAAGTACTTTCTCTTCTTCTGGTTCTGGTAATGGGTCTATTACTGTTTGTTCATCATCAATAGGCGCACCCAATATCATTTCCTCTTCAAATTCATAATTAACTTCCTCTTCTTCTATTTCTTCAAGTTTTTCTACATAGGCAGCAATTTGTTCTAATTCACTTTTTTTCATGGAATTTAAATCGCCCCAATCTTCTGAATTGTCAGAATTTTTTATAATTTTTATTAGTTCTTTCTTTGTTGCCATAATAAATCTTTAAAAAGTATTCTTATTTTTTATAAATACTCATAAAAACAAAAACCACCGCAAAAAGTACGGTGGTTTAAAACTAACATTAATTGTTTAACTTAAAATTATGCACCTAATTCATCAAATGAAGCACCAGATGGTGTCAATGTGAATGTAAGTCCTATGAATTCAACAGCACGTGTTGGTTTCAAGTAAATTTCACCATAAAGTTCGTTTCTGTCTTTTGATTCAGGAGTATTATTTGAATCGTCCATAACAATTCTGAAATCTTGTAATCCTCTTTCTCTACGAATAGTGTCAAGAATTGGATTTGCTTTTTGTAAGAACTGATCAATTGTTGCTTGATCATTTTGTTCAAATAATAATCTTGTTGCAATGTTAGAAATAAGAACTTCAACTTGAAGTAACAATCTACGAACATTAATTCTGTCAAGAGCACTTTCTTTTTCTTGTAATGTCTTTTGTCCAAAGATTGCAGTACCAGCATCAGCAAAGTCTGCCATTGGGTTAATTCGACCATTATAAAGAATATCACGTGCGTCAAGTGACATTTTATATTTAGATTTTATTGCATCCGTTACACCACGTTGTAAACCAGCAGGAGCAAACCAAGGGAATTTAGCATTATCTGTAAATGCAATTGCTTTAACTACCTCACCAGTTGGTGGTAAGTATACGTTTACATTATTTTGATTATCTCTCATTTGAATCCAAGGATAATATGTACATGCATATGAAGAATCTATATCTGCTGTATCAAGCAAATCTACAATATCTTCTGCAACTACAACATCAAGTCTTTGATCACCAACAGCAATATCAAGATCGATATCAGGAGCATCCATTATATAAAGTGTATCTCCACGTTCTTGTTCGATCATATCAAGTGTGTTGTTTACAAGAATGTTTTCATCAGACCAGTTGATACCCGGAGTGGCAAACAAGTTAATTGTTATTTCTTCTGGATTTGCAAATGTATCGACTGCAACTTCCCATGCTTGGAAATCATTTGTTGGGTCTACACCATCAGCAACACCGTCAAAAATTCCACCTTTTCTATATGAGTCACCATAACTTCTTTCGTCACGATGCTCGTCCCAACCATCAAAACCACCATAAGGTACTAATGTAAATTTAGTTGAACGACTATCACCATAAGTATCACCATCTTGAATATCAGCAGATGTTTGGAATTTACCAGCACCCACTTCAAATTCACCTATTAGATATGTACCATCATAATATGTTCCAGTTGCACCACTATCCATATGGAAACCTTTAGATTTTGTTCCCCATTCGTTTAAATCAATACCTTTGTAATTAAACATGTTTTGATTGATTCCTGTACCTTGAAGACCAGTACCATCATAACCATTTTCTGAAATACCCAAGTAAACTCTATTTACTCTATCAGTTGAACTATAACCAGTTTTGTAGAATATAGCTGGTGCAATACCTGCATTTGCAGAAGTAGTTGCACTTGTTGCCCAATCTCTAAAGAAATATCCTTCAAAACCAGCAGGGAATGCATCATTAGGTGCATTTTCATCCATTTCCAACATAATATATTCACTTTGTAAAGTATATTCACCATCAGAAGTACCAATTCTTTGAGCAACATAATTTGTTTCTCCTTTTTGCATAGTACAACGTGTAAATGATTCAAGAACAGTTACGTTGTTATCTGTATCGTTAAAGTCACGAATTAAAATATCAAATTCACCAGAAACTGGATCAATATTTTGAATAGAAATTTTTATTTCTTGATTTGCAGAATCTCCATCAGAAATAGAGATAAATTTAAATAACAATTCAACTTCCGAACCTCTAAGTTCTGAAACAACCCAAGGAGTTTCAGGAGTTTGGAATTGCTCTCTATAATCAGTAAATACTGAACTATCTGCATCTATTATTGTTGTGTTGATACCATAACCTGTACCATCAGCATCTAATTTTTTAATTAAATCAGGGAATACTGCTTCAACCCATAACTTAGTATTTTTACCTTTTGGTGCATTACCAAGTACGTTTGTTATAAAATCTCTTGAATTTGGATCAAGTGAGATTGAATAATCTTCACTGGTTGAATCTACTGAATTAGTTGCTTGAAGCGTAATTGAACCAAACATATCACCAATACCTGTATTGGTTTCGTTTACAGTAACTGCTAAACCATCTGCATCAAAGTTTGTCACAGGTGCAGCATCATCAACATCTTCAACAGTACCTCTTGGACGAATTACTGCAAGAACCATATCTTCATATTCTGTAAATGAAGCACCTGTTACGGTGTAAGTTTCTTGGTAAACATCACCACTACCTGCACTATAAGTAGTTGCTGTAAAAGCAATTAATTCGCCAGAAAAGTCTGAACCTGATTTAGTAAATCCTGTAAAATTAGTACCAGTGTCGCCAGTTGCACTAATTCCAACGCCTAAATATGTCCCACCAGTATAAGATGAAGTACCTGTTACTGTTGCTGTAATTGCGGTTGTTGATAAGTCAACACCAGCACTAAGAGTTAATGCCCATGCTGTGCCAGCGTCATATCCTGATAATCCGAGAGGTCTGGTAAACCAAAGTTGATTTGATTCACTAAGATATGCGTTTGCTACATAAGGTGCTTGATATCTAAGATCACCGTTTCCAAGTTTTTCTATGCTTTGCGCACCAAAACGAGTTTCAAATTGTCCTGAGTCTTGAATAAATACTGGTTCGAAAGCTGGTCCTTTTAATGTCTCACCTACTAATCCAAGAGTAGTTATCCCTACATTTCTTGTTACAAAAGTTAAATCACGTTCTCTGAACTTAACTCCGGGTGATATAAAAACAAATTCTGCCATGTTTTTTCTTTATTTATTTTTTATAATTATTTTCGTTCTAATACAAAATTGATTAGGTTTTTTTATAAATACTTTTTAAAAGTGTAAAATCAATATTTTCAATGAATAGTATTTATAAAAAACTATATAAAAAGATTTTTTATGAATAAATCACAGAGAATACGAGTTGATCTTACAG